CAATATTATACCCCTTTGAATTTTGCCATGCAAGGGGGAAAAGACGCGTAATGGTTGTAAGCGGACCTTTGACGTTTCCATCTTTATCTATTTTGAGTTTAGTAACTTCGCTGGTTAATTCTTCTATATGTGCATCTTTTTCCCCAATAATATTTTTGTTTATATTTTCTAATTCTGCAATACTGTTTTCGTGGGCTGCTTGTTTTTCTTTGAATTGTACTTCAAGTGCTTCTATTTTTTTTTGTTTTGCAAAATTAGTTAGACTACTAATAAATTTAATAGCATTTTTTTGTGCTTTGAACTCTTGTTTTTTTGATTCAAGAGCATCTTTGTGTTGTTTTTTAAGTTCTTCTATTTGTTGTTGTTGTTCGTCTGTTTGTTTTTTAAGTGCTGCTTGGTGTATTGCTGTTTGATTTTTAAGACGATCATGAGCTTCTTTTATTTTATTTTTTATTTTGTCTAATTCTGCTTGTGATGCATTTTGTTTTTCTGTTAATTCTTGGTTTTTTCTTGTATACTCTTCTATTTTTGTTCTCAAATCTGATAGTTGTATATCTGCTTCTCCTTTTGCTTCTTCTGCGTTTTTTTTGGCTTCTTCTGCGGCTTTTGTAGCAGCTTCTGCTTTTACTTGGGCAGCTTCTGCGGCTTTTGTAGCAGCTTCTGCTTCTGAGGCTCTTTTTTTGTCAGTTTCTGCGGATGCTTTTGCATCAGCCGCTTGTGCTTTTGCAACAGCCGCTTGTGCTTTTGCAACAGCCGCTTCTTCTTTAGCAGCAGTCGCTTCTTTTTTTGCTTGTTCTGTTATTTTCTCATTTGTATTTAATGCTGTTTTTTGTTTATTCAAAGTTGTTTGTGTTTGTTCAATCATCACTTTTTGTTGTGCTAACAATATTAAATTATTGTTATTATCACGTTGTATTTTTGCTAACTCGTCTTCAGCTTCTTTTTTTTTGTTTTCTAAACTGACTATCTCCGCTTTGCTAATTTGGTCTTTATTTTGTATTTCGTTTTCCAAATCTTTTATTGTATCGGTTTGATTTTTAAGTACCTTTTGTTGGTCAGTCACTTTTTTGTATAAATCATCATTTTGTTTGACTAATTTGTTATGTGACTCTGCTGCTTGTTTTAACGTAGAGGAAAATACTGTTGTAACATTAAAAAAATTGAAACCTGTATTGTCACCTTCAACTATATTAGCTTTATTTAATATGCTATGTGCTTCGGGAGTTATTACATTATTGCCTTGAACTATTGATGGGTTTGTTAATATATCTGTAAACAGTGGAGTTCTTACGTTTACTTCGTTATTATTACGCATAAATTTATATGTATCAAGAAATCTTCCAATTTTCCCTAATTGATCAAGCCCAGATGCGTTCATTTCATTGTATTTTGTCATTATATTTGTTATATCATGATTTAGATTTTCAATAGCTTTAGTTTTGTCATTGTCATTTAGGATAGTATTTATTTTAATTTGTACATTTTTCAAATGATTTTCATGATTTATTCTGGGTAAAAATAAATATTCTGATGTTAATTCTATTTCTTGTTTATTATTTTTTGCGTTATTCATTAAATACTCTATGTTATAATATTACTATATAGTGATATTATATTTATTCATTAAAGTAAATATTTCGGCGTTTAAATACATTCTCATCAGGAATGCGCTGTTCCAAAAAATGCGCCATTAATTTCTGTTTATTTGTGGATTTCCCATTTATCTTTTCGTTTATCAAGGTAATCATAAAATACAATGAATACATTCCACATTCCGTATTTGAGCGTTGATGACTAAATGTATTTTCCGTATATTCTAAATTGACGGGGGTATTCAACCGTTTTCCCATATCTATAATCCGATTTACCAAGACAATGATTTCGTCCGGAGCTTCTACACCATTGCTATCAAAATACACAATAAACTTCTGGGCAGTATTTATAAACAACGACACCCAATGACTACCTGGTTCATTGTGTTTGGATAAATTAAAAATAAACCCGGTTTTCGTAATACCTTTTTGTAACATCGTATTCAAATCAAATTTACATATGTCATTGGACACACATCCCCCATACTGAATATATTTATCATCAAAATCAATCGGGCTTGGTCCAAATAATTTGAAACAAGGATATCTTTTCTCGTATTGGTTGAGAACCTTTATTATATCAAAATTCGTCAACCAGGTATGAGGGTCAGATTTCCATTCGCTCGGTTTATTCGGTGCAAACAATCGCCGTTTCACTATGGATTTCATATTTACATCTCTAAATTCGTTCAGCCAACATATTTCATTATTACAATGATGGATTTTCTTTTTTAACTCACCCCAGATTTTACGAGGGTCCTGTGTCTTTATTTTCTGTTGAGGATTGTATTTATTATAATATTTGCGAACCTTCTTCAAAACATCGGGAGTCATACAGCTCCGTTTTTTGACTGTTTTACCCGATACATTTGGATTACAATTTTTATGTTTGAATTTACGCGTGGTTGTCATTATATTAAAGTATAAATCAAAAATAAGTTATTCAATAAATTGTTCAATAAGTTATTATATAAGGATATAAAAATATCTACAGTGTTTATGTATAAGATATTATTATTGTAAATAAACACAACATTAATACACATATGCAATACGTAAAAACACAATTCCAACAAATTCTACACAAACAATATATACAGTTTAAAACGGGAATGACCGAACTATTTCCATACACATTTCGCATTTATGAAGCACAAAGGAAAACTGAACTTGGACGTTGGCAAAATCACGACTGTGCACACAAGACATTCTCTAAAGTGGATTATAATAATGTAGATCACTGTGGTCCGTGCGGACTACATCACACTCAACAGCAGATCAAGAAAGAAAATCGTCAGAAAATGTAATAAGATGACGCATTCTAATGACACTATTTATCCACTTTTTCAGTACCTCCATACAGATGATGAATCAATGACATTAATGTTGTCATTGTGATCATTATCGTGTTCATTTTCGTCATCACTATCATTTTTAGCCACAGTGTATGGTTCTGGGCACTGGTCATCATCACTATCGTCACACGCGTTGAATTTATTGTCCTGTTTTACTCGTAACATTTCCCAATGTTTGAATAGTTCGTGTGTAAAAGCGTCAAACGATGAGATAATGGAGTTATTTAGTTCGCCAACATTTCCGTCTATTAGATGCTTGACACATTGTATAATTTTGTCTTCGTTTTCTTTAACATTGTCAAAGCAATTGTCTTCTTGAGAATCATTGCGTTTCTGTTTGACTATTTTATTATAGTCTTTTTGGTTCAACAATAACTGTAACGTCAAATCCTGTATATTGTCCATTGTATATGCTACAGGCAAATTATAATATACTTGACTAAAATAAAACCATTCTTTTTACATATTTGTTGCAAAAATATGTAAGACTAATATATAAATCATAATGAACGGAATTTCACCCAAACCCACCATATTAGGAAAAAAACAAGCAGAAGATAGCCAAAACCGCAAAAGCGTGCGTATGGTATGGCACAACCCCAGCACCGCATCACAAAACTCTCCATACCGCAAAGTGTATAATTTAGCTAAACATGAAACCGCGTCTGGTTCTCAATATGCTCGTTTCAAACACGAACGTGCTGTTGCCCGTAATTACAACGATACTGCCCTATAAATAAACTATACTATAAATATATATAGTATAGTTGTCGTCATGTATGAATATTTAGCCGAACTTATTGGAAGTGCCATTTTTGTATATGTAATTCTTGCAACGGGGAACCCGTTAATCATTGGTGCAACATTGGCATTAATACTTTTAATCACCACGCCCATTTCTGGAGGTCATATTAATCCCACATTGTCTATTGTAATGGCTTCCATAAATAAATTACCAGTTACTGAAATAATACCATATGCGTTATCTCAAGTATTTGGAGGTCTAATCGGTTTGGAGTTATATAAACGATACACGTTAGTATAAATCTGTAATCTGTAATCTGTAATCTATAATCTCATGATAATAATATTTTGGTAAATGCTTTTGAATAAAAACATCTTTTTTGACATCAATAAACGTTTGTATTAATGATGTCATATTTTACCTTGTTTTTTGAATCATCCTGTAAAAAACAAACAATCCTACAACAGTCGCTGCTCCCATATACAAGTGTGTAGGAAAATCAACATTTAATTGTAATCGTTCTTCTTCCTCTTCTTCTGATATGTCTTGTTCGTCACGTTTTTCATCGTCGGTTGTATTGGCTTCCTTTTCGTCTTCTTTATCGGAGTCATTCATTGACATTGAATTCACTTTTCCGTCTATAGTGTAAAACACCAGGTTTTCAAAATTTTCAATGTCTTTATCCAACTGTACTTTTTGCGCTTCGTTTTGTAATATAGGTGCAAATACACTATGTTGATTTACCTTTGTGTCTAAAGTAGGATATGTATGATTTTCCATTTTTTTATATACTTTATTCTTTTCTCCGGTAGTTCTACCATTCACTGTTTTCATTCTTCCAAAATCAATAAACATTTTAGGATATGGGTATAGGATATAGGAAAATATGTGTTATATACTATTATATACTATGTGCATATATTACTTTTTTTATATATATAAAAGTATTGTTCATATAAATGATATCGGCAATGTGCGGTATTTTTGCGTTACTAAATAACAACAGCACATACACATATGATTTTATAAAAACTGAATTCATGAAAGGAAAATTGCGAGGTCCGGAATATTCCATTCTACAACCCGAGTTCTATAATTACATTCTGGGGTTTCATCGTCTGGCGATAAATGGTCTTAATCCTGAATCTCATCAACCATTAATTTTGGACAATGATCTTATTTTGATTTGTAATGGGGAAATTTATAATTACAAGGAGCTGTATTGTGAAATGAATGTGACACCTAATACAGATTCCGATTGTGAAGTGATTTTGCATTTATACAAACGTTATGGAATGTCGCAAACATTGCGGATGTTGGATGGCGTATTTGCTTTTGTTCTTATGGATATACGTATGGAATTGGATGAACCCACAATGTATGTTGCCCGAGACCCATTTGGGGTTCGTCCGCTTTATATTCTACAAGAACAAGACAATGCTGATACTATATATGGAAACACATCGCTATATGGATTTGCATCAGAAATGAAATATTTGACTGCGTTCAAGACTGACACCAACAGTATCAATCATTTTCTACCAGGATATTACAATGTATATAAACGCAATTCAGATGTTTCTTCGCACTGGGTATATGATGATTCATTCAAATACCACGATATTGGATTTCAGTCTATTATAAATACACGTCATCATCATCACACAATGAATTCCATTTACAAAAATATCATTTACTATTTGAAACAAGCGGTATATAAACGCTGTTCGGTTTCTGACAGACCCGTAGCGTGCTTGCTATCGGGAGGACTGGATAGTAGTTTAATTTGTGCGTTAGTATGTGAATATAATAAGGAGCACGGATTGGCACCTCCAGAAACATATTCCATTGGTTTAAATGGGTCACAAGATTTGTATTATGCATCAATGGTTGCAAAACATTTAAATACAACACATACTGAAATAGAAGTGACAGAAGAAGATTTTGTGAATGAAATTGAAAACGTCATTTATACCATTGAAAGTTACGACACCACAACAGTTAGAGCCAGTATTGGAAACTACTTATTGGGTAAGTATATTTCAAAGTATAGTGATGCAAAAGTCATAATGAACGGCGATGGTTCTGATGAGTTATGTGGTGGATACTTGTACTTTCATTGTGTTCCTGACAATATTGAATTTGACCGGGAATGTTACCGACTTTTGTATAATATTCACAAATACGATGTATTGCGTTCGGATAAATGTATTTCCAGTCACGGACTGGAACCCCGCACACCGTTTCTTGACCGTTCTTGGGTGAATTATTATATGAGCATTCCAGTACATATTCGTAATCATACAGTTACAGGTAATATTGAAAAATTTCTTCTTCGTAAAGCGTTTTCCGAAGAACATTATGGGTCTATATTATTGCCTCCCGAAATCTTACAGCGCTCAAAGGAAGCATTTAGTGATGGCGTATCCAAGCAAACACGTTCATTGTATGAAATTATACAGGAGCACGTTGGAAAGAAAGATTGTGTGAATATGGTGTATAAAGACGCAAATTACTTGGAAGCATCTAATGATGAAAAGAGATATTACATTTCTGTATTTGATAAGCATTACAAAAACTGTGGTAATATTATAGATTATTATTGGATGCCTCTCTATATTGATGCTCACGATGCAAGTGCCCGAACACTGAATATTTACAATTCAAAGAATAATAATCGCAGTAGTGAAGAAAAAATGTAACAACGTGTCAATGAAAAAAAGGAAAAAAGGAAAAAAGGAAAAAAGAACATGTGTAGTAGCACTCGGGTAGTAGATATCATAAAAATTGAATGTAGAAACAGCAAAATGTATTAATAAACTCATTCAAAAATGATCATTATTCATCAGTTATCAGGTCTTGTAAAGGGAACGATTGTAAAACGTCCATCATTATCTATCAAGTCTCCATATGTTGCCGACGTAACATATGAAGATAACTCTTTTCTTGGACATTGTCCATCCCTCGGTTGCTGTGGTCTTGCTGACAATGATGCCACAGTATTAATGTGTCCATCAGTAAATGCAAAGAGCAAATGTCATTACGGAGTGTATTTGTCGGTATTGTATGACGAAAAAAAAGACAAAACAGTGATTGTGGGTATTCATCCCAAATTGGCAGAGCAAATTGTGGAGAACTGTATATCAAACAACCATTTCTCGTGGCTTCCGACATTCACTACATACAAACGCGAATATGTAGTGAAAGATGCTGAGCTTGGCGTAGATTCGAGATTTGATTTTCACGGATATGACATTGACAACAATGAAATTATTATTGAAGTGAAAACAGTCCCTCTGGCTGACTACGAAGATATTCCAAAGAAGGAAAGAAAAGGTAAAAATTATGACGACATTCCATTTGATCAAAAAGTAGCATATTTTCCAGACGGATACAGGAAAAAAGCGAGCGACCCAGTTAGTCCGCGTGCTCTCAAACACGTAAATGAGCTTCGCATTTTGAAGGAAAAAAAGAATATTCGCACCATCCTATGCTTTGTTATACAACGCGATGATGTGTCAAGTTTCCAACCGTCCATTATTGACCCCATATACAAGGATGCAGTGTATCAAGCAAAAAACGCGGGGGTGGAAATATACGCAGTTGTCTGTAAATGGAATATGGACGGTTCGTGTCAATTGGTGAATGACGCGTTGAAAATTAACTGGTAAATGTGATTGTATGTATAATTGTAATAGTAGATATTATCAGAAATCAAAAAAAAACAAAAAACAAAAAACAAAAAACAAAAAATACGTCATCGCCTATAAAGAATATGTTTGCTATTTTAGAACACGTTTTTTTATCCACCATATATCATAAAATCTTAACACGCTTGTCAATGATTGCTTTTCGCCCGCTTGTAATATGATTACTATAAAAGTCTGAAAATCTCATTTTGATAAGCTCTCCGGTATCGTTTGAAAATATAATATACTTAATATTGAATTGCTTCATTGTCTCATAACAACTCTTACACGGGCAACTTTCCATATACATATCTGTATATTCAGATTGTGGGGAACGAGACCTACGAACAACATATAAATTAATCTTGTCCATTATATTCTGTTTCTTACACTTTCGCAATACGTCAATTTCAGCGTGACACGAACACGAATCGTGAATTAAACCATCTTTTGAAAATGTTCTGTAATTGTTATATCCGCGAGCAATAATTTTTCCGCTACGAACAGCAATACATCCAAGTTGCATTGCCATATCGGATTTACTTGCCACTTCGTATGCGTTTGCAGCATACTTCTCGTCACTCGTACTTGGTATACATGGATAATATATAGCCATTATAAATATGAGTTTATATTTATTGGAGTTTGTATATATTGGAGTTTGTCTATATTATATTATACTACAGCCTTTAATTCAATTTTTATTCTTCATTTATCATATTTTTATCGCATTTGTATGTTAGAAATGCGATAACATATCTAAAAATCCGCTGAAAAGTCAAATACGTTTTTATCAACGGTTTTGTTTGCTAATGCGTATTCAGAGTTTGTGCGTTCAAAAAAATTCACTTTTGTTTCTACACTAATTAATTCCATAAAATCAAAAGGATTGGATGATTTATATATTTTATCATAACCCAATTGAAGGCATAAACGGTCAGCAACAAATTCAATATACTGTTTCATTAATTTAGCATTCATACCAATCATACGGCATGGAATAGATTCAGTAATGAATTCCTTTTCAATTTCCACTGCACCCGAAATCAATGTATGAATTTCTTCTTGTGATAATCTATTTTCAAGTTTATTATAGAGCAATACAGCAAACTCTGTATGGAGGGCTTCATCGCGAGAAATCAATTCGTTGGAAAAGGTGAGTCCAGGTAAAAGACCGCGTTTCTTAATCCAGTAAATGCATGCGAAACTGGATGAAAAGAAGATTCCTTCAACCACGGCAAATGCCACCAAACGGGTTGCAAATGAACTTTCTTCATCATTAATCCATTTGCGAGCCCAGTTAGCCTTCTTTTCTACACAAGGGAAGTTTTCAATTGCGTTGAACAATTTGTCACGCTCGTTGGCATCTTTGATATACGTATCAATAAGTAAACTATACATTTCGGAGTGGATATTTTCAATGGCGATTTGGAAACCATAGAAAGCACGTGCTTCTGATAATTGAACGTCATTCATAAAACGGACTGCCAAATTTTCCAAAACAATCCCATCAGAAGCAGCAAAAAATGCCAATACCATACTTACAAAGTGTTTCTCGTCCTTTGTTAATTTTTCCCAGTCATTCAAATCCTTGGACAAATCACATTCCTGGGGAACCCAAAAACTATCTACTGATTTTTTATACATTTTCCAAATGTCATTATCCACAATTGGAAACATTACATAGCGACTATCGTTTGGTGTCAATAAAGGTTCGGGTTTTACAAGTGCATTAGACATTCTCCTAAACTGTTATATTATAAAGAAGACATTTTATGTTTTTCAAAAAAATAGTTTTTTCTTTATATTTCAATAATTTGATTCTAATACCATAGTTTCGCTTAATTGGATTTATTGGATT